GTGATTTTCTTCTGCGTGATTTTCTTTTTCTGCCGCCCTGAAACGGAAGTATATTATCCATATCTATTCTAACACGGCCGTCGCCAACATACCTAGGTCTCCGCATAGATTGTGGTTTATCACAATATTGTTTATCAACACCCTCCATTTTAGAATCTCCACTATTGTTTGACGGATAACAATAATTTTCCCAATCACATGCGCCTTTTACCCCTGCTTCACACCATCCTTTATGCTCACATTGTGTAAAACATGGTGTACCTTCATAAGTACTGTTATTATTTACTGTGCCATTTCTATTGCGTAATTGTAGCCTACGTACTGCATTACTTTTTACTATTCTTGCTCGTTCTTCTAGACTTATTCCAGCATCTACTGCCCCGGGGATAGGTACCTCTTTTGACCCTTCTCGTAAACCTTCAACAAAAGGCGTACCTCCTAAGGATTCAACTCTTAATACTTTCCCCTCAGCAACAGCCTCAGCAAGAGGTAGGTCATTTATATCACAACTTCTTGACCAAGAGCGATTTCCTCTTTTTCTTAGCGTTTGTTTACTGCATTCTTTGGTACTTGAATTAAATACACATCGAGGAGTATTATTATTTATACAACCATTGCAATCATTACTAAAAGTTCTACATACGGAACCTCCTCTTTTTTTACGAGAATTTCTTTTACGTAACTTTATTTTTCGAGTTTTTCTTTTTCTATAACCACCCCTAGGTGTTAGACGTTCAAACTCATTATCCATATCAGAATCAAAATCAGAATTAAGAGACCATTGACTTTTTGGGGTTATTTCTTGACTAAAATATGATTTTTCTGAGGGTTGTCTCAATGGTATAGGTCTTTTTTTTTCTGTTGCTCTATTATTATTCGTAGATGAATTGTTTGAAACTATATGTACTCTTTGAACTTTGGCAATAGGCGCATCTACGTCAGTTGGTCCATATACTTCATGTGCAACGGGGATATTCTTAATTTCATCAGGACGTATATATACATTTTCGGGATTTACATATAAATTATTAGATGGTCTTGCTACTCCAATTAAAGAAGAATGCATAAGTTTTGAACCATGATTATTTGAATCATCAATGGTTTTAACGTTACCTCTAACTGGACAATTATTAGTCCAGCCGTTTTTTCCAGAAGAACGCCCCTTAACTATATTTTTACTTCTACATTTTGGAGTTTTGTTGTTATTCCAAAGACAAGGAGTACCACGTCGTTTTTTATGGGAAACACATCTTGAACAATTTGTTATATTAGAACAAGTAGAGCCTCCCTTTTTTTTCCGCGATTTCATTTTTCTCGGTTTTCTTTTAACCATTATATATATATATATATAATTTACATTAAAAAAATATTTTCTGTATAAAAAATATTTTTTGAAATTTAATTTTTATAATTAATTAAACGTACATTCCAAATGGTACGCCTCCTTCTTTTGATTTTTTAATCAACTTATCAACTATATCTTGTGTTACAGTAAAAGGGAATTCAACAGTTATAATTTCTTTTTTATCGAAAAGTACCGAACCCTTTTTCATAAGTCTGTAAAGATTTAGTTTTGTATAAATAATCTCTAAACATCGTTTCAAGTTTCTTACGCCTTTTTCTTTGTCTGTAAGATTATTGCAAATATATGAAATTGTTTCTTGCGGGATAATAATTTGTTCTTTTTCGAAATTTACATTTTGTTCAATCTTAGGAATCAAATAATCGTTTGCAATAACCCATTTATCATCAGTTTTATATCCATCGGTTTGAATACGATACATTCTGTCTTTTAGAATAGGATTAACCTTAGATTCTTCATTATAACTAAAGATAAACATTGATTTACTTAAATCAAAATCAACATTTGCAAAATATTTGTCATGAAATTTATCATTCTGAGATGTATCAGTCATATGTGTCAAAATGCCCACAATTTCCTCACCCTTAGGAGTTTGACTAATTTTGTCTAACTCATCAAAGTAAAACACAGGATTCATACACTTACAGTTAATTAAAATATCTACGATTTTACCCCAGTGACTTCCTTCATATGTGTAAGAATGTCCTTCTAAGAAACTGCTGTCTGTAGCGCCTCCTAGTGCCAAAAATGCAAACGGCCTATTTAGGATTTTACTTACACCTTCTTTAATAAGTGTAGTTTTACCAGTACCGGGTGGACCTTTAACAGCAATTGCTGTCCCAATTGCATTAGGATTAGAAATCCATTGACCAATCATTTGTAGAATTTGAAGTTTTGCATCTTCTAGACCATATACGGCTTTATCTAGGATATTTTTTGCATTTTCTATAAATTCCTGACATTTTTCTTCGCCATCTGCCATAGAAATAGGAAGACTGCAATGTTTATTAAATGGTATTCTCATAAATGTGTCTACCCATTGCTTATTTTTGTAATATTCTCCAGAACTAGGGTCCATATATTCTAAAGTGTTTACTTTTTTCATAGCATATGATTTAAACTCTACAGGAATATCTGATTCAATCAATGAAATCCTGTAAGGTTTTTCTACATTTGAAAATTTATTTATATCTTTTAGTTTTGTTATGATTTTTTCTTGAACTCCCAATTCAAGAGTTTTAAAATATTTAAAATCGTTCATAACATTTTTTTCTCGAAGTAATTTTCTTAGTTCAAAGAAATTTTTCTTTTTCTTTCTTTCTTCTTTTTTCTTTTTCTTTTTTTCATCTTTCTTTTCTTTTACTTTAGCCAATTCATCGAATTTTTTTTGCAAAACTTCACTGCCTTCCTTTTTTGCATCAATAAGTTGTTTTAGTTCTCTTAAAAGAGCATCTTCTGTATCGTCTTTACTTTTCTTTTCAGAAGAATAGGGTTTTATATTTCTTGATAAAAGTCCTTTATGTATTTTTGCACCTTTATATTTTTTCTCTAATTCAACGTCATATTTTGCACGCATTCTTTTGCTTCTTTTGTGTACACGACTGACTTTACCTTTCTTAAAATCATCCCAGTCCTTAAGTTTAACAAGAACCTCATCATTTTTGTTATATTTTGTATTGTAAAATTCACCATCTTTTTTCAACTGTTTTTCTTGTTCTTCTGCTAATTCCATAAATTCTTCTTCTGAAATTTCGTCAATAGGTTTTTTTTTTAATTTTTCTAGACGAGATTTTTTTAATCTTTTATTTTTTTCATATTTTTTTTCTTCATCGCATTTTTCTTCTTCGCTATTTTCCGATTCTTCATTACTAGATTCCTCACTTTCATCATCTTCTTCCATATCATCATAATCTTCAAATTCATCATAACCCATACCTCCTTGTGGAACTGAAAATATAATATTAAATTTCATGTTATTTTTCATAAATTCTTCCATTTCATCTTCATCTAAATATTCATCCTCATCATATATTTCTTCTTCTTCTGTGTCATCATTACTATCATTATCTGTTTCTTTTTCACTTACTTCTTCATCATGAGAAGAAGATTCAGATTTATTATTACTTTTTTTATTTTGTTTCTTTTTTTTACATTTTTTCTTTTTAGATGTTTTATTTTTTTTATTTTTTTTTTTACTTTTATCCATTAAATTGTCTAATTTTTCTAATTGTTTTAATCTTTCTTTACCATTTTTTGAAGGAAATATTTTTTGCATAAGTCTTTGCATCTCGATTGTATTCATATCTTCAAGTTCATCTTTTTGGGGGTCATAATCGCTAGAAGAATCATCATCTGATTCTTGTTTTTTAGAATGTTTTTTCTTGTTTTTAGGAGAATTTGGATCACCTTTTTTGGGCATTATATTAAAATATACATATTTTTTTATATAATTTTATTAAATCAATTTTATTTTTTGTAAATTTTGTAATATGTTAGAAGATGAGGATTATTAAATTGAAAAACAATCTAAATAAATATTTATACAATATAAGTATGGCTAAAAAAAAGATTAACCCTTCAAAAATTATAGGTATACAATTTAGCGTATTATCTCCTGATGATATTCGCAATAGTTCGGTTGCAGAAATTACTTCAAGAGATACATACATAAATAATAAACCAGTCATCAATGGTCTATTTGATCCTAGAATGGGAGTTCTAGATCCCGGTTTGATTTGTCCAACTGATGGTCTAGATTATATGCAAACTCCGGGATATTTTGGACATATAAATTTAGCACGTCCAGTTTATTATATACAGTACTTATCGTCAATAATTAAAATTCTAAGATGTGTTTGTTTTAAATGTAGTAAATTAAAAATAAGCAAAGATAAATATGAATATTTGCTTAAAGAAGATTCAAAGAAAAGGTGGGAATCTATATTTAAGAGTGCAAGTAAAGTAAAAAGATGTGGCGAAGAAACAAGTGATGGATGTGGGTGCAAACAACCTAGAAAAATTTATAAAGAAGGATTGGGTAATATTTATGCAGAATGGGAAAATACAGATGGTATTGCAGACGAAGATGGTACCGTTAAAGATAAACTTACTATGAAATTAACACCCGAAATGGTTCTTAAAATTTTTAGAAGAATTAGTGATGAAGATGTTAATTTTATGGGATATAGTTCCCTGTGGTCACGACCAGACTGGTTTATTTGTCAAGTTTTGGCAGTACCACCTCCGGCGGTAAGACCATCGGTAAAACATGATTCTCAACAAAGAAGTGAAGATGATATTTCACATATAATAGTGAATATTATTAAGGCAAATAAAACACTTCAGGCTAAGATTGATAGTAATTCAGCAGAAAAAGTTATAGAAGATTGGACAACAGTATTACAGTATTATATTGCAACGATGATAGATAATCGTATTCCGGGTGTTGCGGCTGTTGCACAGAGAAGTGGTAGAGCATTGAAATCAATTAAGGAAAGACTTGTAGGTAAAACAGGAAGAGTAAGAGGTAATTTAATGGGAAAACGTGTTGATTTTTCAGCACGTTCAGTTATTACACCAGATGCAAGTCTTAAAATTGCTGAACTGGGTGTGCCTATGCCAATTGCTATGAATATTACATTTCCACAATGTGTAAATAAACGAAATCATAACTTTCTTTTGAAATTAGTTTTAAATGGTCCTAAAAAATATCCGGGAGCAAATATTTTAGAAAGAAAATCAGGAGAAACCATTTCTCTTAAATATATTGATAGAGATACTATTACATTGAACGAAGGAGACATAGTACATCGTCATCTTATGGACGGCGACCCTGTTTTATTTAACAGACAACCTACGTTGCACAGAATGAGTATGATGTGTCATGTTGTAAAAGTTATGAAAAAAGGAGCAACTTTTAGAATGAATGTTGCAGATACCAAGCCATATAATGCAGATTTTGACGGTGATGAAATGAATATGCATGGTCCACAAGATGAAGAAAGTCAAGCAGAATTAATGTATTTAGCAGCGGTTCCTCGTCAAATTATTTCACCTCAAAATAATCAATCTATTGTGGGTATTTTTCAAGATTCTCTATTAGGAAGTCATCGATTTACTAGAAGAGATATTAATTTTGATTCTAGACATGCAATGAATTTACTTATGTATTATAATAAAGTAGATAAATCACTTTTTGATGATAGAGACAAAAGAATTTCGAGTTTTGAGATATTGAGTCAAATTTTGCCTCCAATTTCAACAAGATTTTCAAATAAACTTTACGATGATGAAAATAAAAAAACTTCAAATAATATTATCGAGATTATTAATGGTGAATATATAAGAGGTTCTATTGATAAAAGTGTTTTTGGTTCAGGTTCTAAAGGTTTGATTCAAACAATATTTAATGATTTTAATCATAAAGAATCGGCAGATTTTATTGATAATATTCAGTCAATTGTAACCGAATATATGAAATTAAGTGCATATAGTGTAGGAATTAGTGATTTGATAGCAGATGCAAAAACAAATCAAAAAATTATTACTACTGTAAATGAGAAAAAGAGAGAAGTACAAAATCTAATTAATCAATTACATTTAGGTGTATTTGAAAATTCAACAGGAAAATCAAACGAAATAGAGTTTGAAACACGAGTAAATGCTTTATTGAATGAAGCATCTAGTAATGCTGGAAAAATAGGAAGAAAAAGTTTGGATGAAAATAATCGTTTTGTAATTATGGTAAATGCTGGTTCAAAAGGTAGTACAATTAATATCGCTCAAATGATATCTTGTTTGGGTCAACAAAATGTGGACGGAAAGAGAATTCCTAGAGGGTTTTCGGATAGAACACTACCACATTACACAAAGTATGATGACAGTCCAGAAGCCAGAGGTTTTGTTGAAAGTTCATTTATTCAAGGATTAACACCTGAAGAAGTTTACTTTCATGCAATGGGTGGTCGTGTTGGTTTGATTGATACGGCTGTTAAAACTAGTCAAACAGGATATATTCAAAGAAGGCTTATTAAGTCTATGGAAGATCTTAAAGTTTGTTATGATATGACTGTAAGGAATAATAAAAATAAGATTATTCAGTTTACTTATGGAGATGACCATATTAATCCAACAAAAACCGAAAATCAAAGTTTTCCATTGCATTTAATGTCATTAGAAGAAATATACAGTCACTTCCATATTCCTATGGATAAAAGTAATTCTCTCTTCAAGACAATTTATACAAAAGAAGCATCAAAAAGAGTTAAGAAACAACAGAAAAAACTTAACAAAAGATTAGTAACAATTCTGGAAAGATTTATAAATAAAAGAGATGATATTGTTAAACATGTTTTTAAGGGTGAGAAAAATATTGTACTACATATTCCAGTGCATTTTCATAGAATAATGAATAATATAGAAAAACAACTTTATATTCAAGGTGATTTTATAGTTGATATTACTCCATTAGAAGTATTAGAATTGGTAGAAGAAACATTTAAAAATTTGTCACAAACAGAGTTGATTAAACCAAATGAATTATTTGAATTAGCATGGTATTATTATTTAACTCCTAAAGAATTGCTTATTCTTCGCAAATTTAATAGAAAAGCACTTATATATTTAATGGAAGTTCTTGTTATGAATTATAATAAAGCAATTGTTCATCCTGGAGAAATGGTTGGAATGATTGCTGCTCAAAGTATTGGAGAACCCACAACGCAAATGACTCTAAACACATTTCATTTTGCTGGCGTAGCATCCAAATCTAATGTTACTAGGGGTGTACCTAGAATTGAAGAGATTTTGTCTCTTTCGGAAAATCCAAAACAACCATCTACTACAATTTATTTACATGAAGATGAACAAGAGAGTATCGATAAGGCTCAAGAAATAAAATATTCGCTTGAATATACATGTTTGAAAGATGTGACAAATGCTATTAGTATTTGTTTTGATCCAAATCCAGAAGATACATTAATAGATGAAGATAAGATTTTGTTAAAAGAATATAATGAATTTAAAAAGGTAATTGCTGATTGTGGGTTAGATGACGAATCAGTTGAAAAGTCAAAATGGGTTATCAGGATAGAATTGTCCAGGGAAAAAATGATGGACAGAAATATTACAATGGGTGATATTCATTTTGCATTGAATAATTCACTAAAAAATAGTGTAAGTTGTGTATTTAGTGATTTAAACGCGGATAATTTAATATTTAGAATTAGATTACATAATTCAAAGTCTATGATGGCAAGTAAACAAAAAGGATTAGACCAAACAGATGAAATATATATGTTAAAAAATTTACAAGATAATATATTGAATAATATAATTCTTAAGGGTATAAAAGGTATACCTAAGATTATAATTCGTAAGGTTAAAAATCAATTAATTAAAAAAGATGGAAATTATAAATCATCTGATATTTGGGTTCTAGATACTGTGGGTAAAAATTTAAAAGAAATTCTGGCAAAAGATGAAATTGATAGTAAAAGAACATACAGCAATGATATACAAGAAGTTTATAAAACTTTAGGAATAGAGGCTGCTAGAAAATGCGTTTTAACAGAATTAGAAGAGGCATTTTCAGATACAACTTATATTAATTACCATCATCTTTCTATGTTGTGTGATAGAATATGTGCAACAAAAAAGATGGTAAGTGTATTTAGACACGGTATTAATAATGATGATATAGGTCCTATAGCAAAGGCTAGTTTTGAGGAAACACCTGAAATGTTTTTGAGAGCGGCGAGACATGCAGAATTAGATTTAATGACTGGAGTTTCTTCAAATATTATGTGCGGACAAGAAGGTTACTTTGGTACAGGAGCATTTCAAGTGTTACTTAATATTGATGAAGTTAATAAGTTTGAATCACAAGAATTAGAAAAATCAATAGACGTTGATAATATGTTAAAGGTAGAAGACGAAACATCGTTTTGTTCGAAGAGTAATATTAAAATTACAGATAATAGTGGATTAATTTCTGGAACAAATACAGGAAACATGGTAGATGATTACGATATGGGATTCTAAGCAAAATATATTATATGTATATAAATTATATATGTTGCTACAAAAAATTTTTTTACAAATAAATGAAAAATATTCTATTACCAATAATGAAATAGAAGATTTATTTGAAGATGAAATAAATTCAAACGATATTGTTATATATAAAAATATATTAGATAGATATGAAAGTGTTTTACATAATAAATTTGAAGCCATATATAGAGAAGCAAAAACAATTAAAAATAAATTAACAAATTTAATAAAAAAATATAGATGGAATAATGCTGTTAATAGTAATATAGAACAAGACCTTTTTTTAAATAATATTGATGATTTTCATGAAAAGTTTGTAGTAACAATATTAGAAAATAATACTATTTATAAATTTCGAATTAGTGATATTGTAAATTTATGGGTATTATCATTACAAAATTGTGAGCAATTATTTGTTAAACCAATAGAATTAAAGAATCCATATACAAATATTATTTTTTCAAAATGTGCAATGTATAATATTTATATTAAATTGATAGATACAGGATTTATTGTACCAAATGTGATAACATCTCATGTTAGACATGAGATGGATATTAAAATGTTTTCTATACGTAATTTCCCTCAATTAAAAGAAAATGCAATATTATTGTTTATGAGGGAAAGTAGTTATATTGAAAAATATGAAGAAATACTCAATATGTTACATGATTTTAGAAAAGATATAGATTATTATACTATGGCTAGTTTATGTTCAGTAACAGTTAAAAAAGAAGCAGTAAAATTATTTAGTAATCATTTGTTTTTATATTTAGAATCAAAATATTCATGTAATCCACTTATAAAAGATGAAAGTAAAAATAGAGTAAAAGAAAAACTTAAAAATTTAATTGAAGAAAATCCACGTTTTGGATTTTCACGAATAGATGTTATACGTTATGTCCCTATAACCGAAAGATCCGAAGTAAGGAGAAGAGAAAGAGAGAGAGAAAGAAGAACAAGAATAGCCCCCCGTCTTATTCCTCCTCCACCACCACCACCTCGATTGGAATTAGCATCTAATACAGATACTTCAAATAGTCCACCACCTATACCCAATCATTTGAGGAGGAGGAGACGAAATGCTATAGCAGGTCGTCCACCTGTATTGCCTCCACCACCGCCTCCTATTGGAAATAGTATAGTACGTAACTATAATCCTTTAGACTCAAATGCTCCATTACCTTCTATAAACATTAATAATTATGTAACAAGAACAAATGATATACTTACTAGGACATTAACAAACGACAATACTAGATTATTATCTAGTGTTTTGTTTAATAGAAATGAAGAAGAAACAGAACCAGATTTAGAAGCAGGAACAATTGTCCCATCTACTGGAGTATCTAATAATGATTTAGAATCAACTAGTACACCTAGTTATTTGCAAAATTTATTAAATACAAGAACAAGAGATTTATTAGCACAAATAGATGAAGTTTTAGAAACCGAAAGTGATATTGAATTTGCTGTTTCCTTAGAAGTAGAAAATCCATTTGCTCCATCTAGAGAAATAACACGTACACCTCCGCCAGAAACTGATATGAGTGCAAATATATTATCAGAGCCGTTAATTCCAAATATAAATAGAATAAATACCGGGGAAATAATAGAAAGATTAAATACGGTAATAAATAATGAATTACAAAATTCAAATTCGCAATCAAATAATCAACAATCTACAACGCAAGAAACGTTAGTAGAAGAAATACCTGACAATTCTGAAATTGAAACACCACAAATTGATAATTCAGATAGTGAATGGGATTTTTAATAAGTTTAACTAAATAAATAATATAGTAAATTTAAAATATTATTTATTAAAATTTAAATAGTTTTTTTTCCTAATTTTGTAATCTTAGATTTTTTTTTTTT